ACAACGTGATCGTGATGCGCCTCGCGGGCGGCGGCGAGATCGATCTGGTGGGCACCCCCAAGGGCTTCGGTGACCTGTACTTCTACTACGAGCGGGGCGAGCGGGGGCTCAACGGCTACTACAGCCAGCGCGGCCGGATCTGGGACAACCCCTATCTGCCCGCGGAGGACATCAAGAAGCGCGACGCGATCCTCCAGTCGGGCAATCCCAAGCTCCGGATGCAGGTGCTCGAAGGCGAGTTCGTCGACTTCGCGGGCCTCGCGTTCAGCCGGGACCAGCGCGACAACGCGTTCATCTCGGGCATGGCCCACCACGAGGACTATCTCGTGGACCACCGCTACGTGACTGCGTGGGACTTGGGCCGGACGACCGACTTCACGGTCGGCGTCACGCTCGATATCAGCAAGCGCCCGTGGCGGCTGGTGGACTACCAGCGCATGAACCGGGTGCCGTGGGAGGAGATCTACAACACGATCGACCGGGTCCGGAAGCACTACCGCTGCCGCTTCGCGCGGATCGACGCCACGGGGCCCCAAGGCGACGTGATCGAGGAGGAGCTGTTCAAGCGGGGCATCCCCGTGGACGCCTTCAAGACCAACACCAAGATCTCCAAGACGGACCTGATCAACGTGCTCCAGAACGCCCTCGACGAGGGCCGCGAGCAGGTGGACGAGGTGATCGAGACCGACGAGCATGGGGCGTTGCACCGGGTCCCGATCATGGAGGTTGCAGGCGTGGGCAACTGGGGCCTGTTGCGGATGCCGCCGATCACGCAGCTGATGGACGAGATGGGCGTGTACCAGTTCGACGACAAGGACCTCGTCACCGACTCCGTGATCGCGCTCGCGCTCGCGGCCGACTTGGCGTACCAGACTGAAGCCGTGCGCGAGCCGGTACTCGGAGGGCTCTATGGATAGGGACGATCTGCTCGACCTGTACAGCGAGCAGCGGGCGCTGTGGGGGACGCGCAACCTAGGAGTACGACCTCGCGCGTAGGCGCTATCGCGGTGAGCACTGGGATGCCGCGACCAACCCCGCGCCGGTCGGCCGCTACAGCCTCACCGCCAACTATCTGAAGCCCTTCGTCGACAAGAGCGTCCAGCTGCTGGTAGGCCGGATGCCGGGGCTCCAAGTGATGCCCCCCGGCACCGACGAGATCTCACGGCGCATGGCCGAGGGCATCGAGGCGATCCTGTACGGCACCTATCGTGCCAACGACGCCGCGATCCATCTGCGCAACGCGGCCTACAACAGCTTCATCCTGCGGCGCGGCCTGATCTACGTCTGGTGGGACGACATCCAGTACCGGGCGCGCTTCCGCAGCTGTACGCCCGACAACTTCTACCCGGTCTACGACGGCGACGAGATCGTCGAGTGCATCTACGCCAGCCGCCGCCGCACGGTCGAGCTTCAGCGGACCTATCCGCAGTTCGCGGGCCTGATCAGCGATGATCCGGGCCAGCTGGTGACGCAGGTGACGGGCTCAGACCTCGCCCGGTTCAGTGCGCAGGGTCAGACCACGGTGATCGACTGGTTCGACGCGCAGGGCAACTTTGCGCGCCTGATGGGGGACGCCTTCGTCGAGATGCCGCTGGGGTACGGCTTCGGATCGATCCCGTTCGTCGAGTTTCCGTGCTACCCGGTCGAGGGTGAGCAGGAACCCATGAACCTGATCGACCAGCTGGTCGAACTCAACCAGTACCTCGACCAACTCCTCAGCCAGCGTGCAGACGTGCTCCGCAAGTACTCCAACCCGCCGATCCTTGATGAGGACACCGGGCAGGCCCCGGAACTGATCAAGCGCGCGATCGCCAGCGACGGTTCGGTCATCCCCATGAAGCGCGGCGGCAACCTTCGCCTGCTGAACTGGGAGGGCACGCCAGCCGACTTCGACACGCAGTACCAAGCGGTGATGGACACGCTCTACGACCTCGCGGGGAAGCCACGGAGCGCGTTCGGCCAGACGGTGACTAACCAGTCCGGGGTAGTAACCAACCTCACGCTCACGCCGACCCTCCAGTCCAATGAAGACCATGAGACCGTCTGGGGTCACCGGCTCCAGCAACTCAACGAGATGCTGCTCCGCCTGTGGGAGTCCTTCAGCGCGACCGAGGTCATCGAGTTCAAGGGCTACCGCGAGGGCCTGAAGTCGGGTCCGCGTCTCTATCAGGTCTCGATGACGGGGCAGGAGATCGGCGGCTGGTACGAGAACCGGATCAAGTGGCCCAGTGCCATCCGCACGGACGACCCGGTGTACGTGCAGAACCAGCTTTCGCAGCTTCAGAGCCAGCCTCCTGCGCTCAGCCTGTACACGTTCTTGGAGAACATGGGCGTCGAGGACGTGGAGGCGGAACTGGATCGCATCGCCGCGCAGCTTGAGGATGTCCGGCTCAATCCGCAAGGGCTCGAGACGCTGGTGAGTGCGGTGAGTGGCCTGCAGGGCGCGACTGACCCGGCTGCGCAGGACATTCAGGGCGACATCCTTGAGGGTGTCGAGCCGACGGACAACACGGAGGCCATGAACGGTGCGCTCGAAGCGTCTGGCTCGCCGTTCGCCCAGAATCCGGTCGGCCTGCCTGCCTGATGGCGACCAGCAACCGGGTCGCGGCTGAGCCGGGGAACCGGCCCAAGACTCCGCCCCCGGTCGTCGTCTCTAAGCCGATCTCCAACCGGGAGGCGGCGGAGCCGATCAACAAACCGCGGCCGGTCGCGGTGGTTCCCTCGCGGCCGGTCGCGGTCGGGAAGCCGCCTGCTGCGACCACCAGTAACCGGGTCGCGGCGGAGCCCGCGAACACGGCCCGGACTGCTGCGCCGGTCAAGAGTGCGGCGGTCAGCAACCGGGTGGCGGCGGAGCCGGTCAACGCTGCGCGGCTCGCGGCGCCGGTCAAGAAGGTGCCGGTCACCCAGATCAAGGCGGTGCCGCCCAAGACGGGCACGGGTCCGACGCCGTCCCAGCCCGCGCTCTCTCATCGGGAGGCCGCGGAGCCGGTGTACGCGACGCCGGTTCGGGTGGGCTCGTCGGCTGGCGTGAGCGCGGCGCCGTCGGCCAATCCGGGTGTTTCACGTGCAACATCGGTGGTGCAGGAGCGCGCGGTCGCGGTGCGCAATCAGTTGCAGGACCAGATCGATCAGGGCGCTGGCCTCGGTGTCGCCAACCGGCGGGCTCCGGGCTCGGGTGGCAGCCTGCGGCGGGTGGGGCTCGCGACACCTGAGGATCTGGAGGTGCTGCTCGGGCGCGAGGAGCGGGGCCAGATCGAGACTGGTGGCAAGTACTTCAGTCCCAAGCTCGTCGAGGCGGCGGCGCAGAAGTACTTCGAGCACCAGATGAAGATCGACAAGGATCTCAAGCGCACGATCCACGAGCTTGACGTGCTGGCGCTGTCGGAGAAGGCGGAGGACAAGCTCAAGGCGACCCAGATCCTCGACAGCCCTGCGCTCAAGAAGCTGGTCGAGGAGTACAAGCGGGTCAATGGCGTGGAGGGTGAGCCGGTCGAGGGGTCGGCGGTGAAGTTCTGGGCGACCTATGAGCGGATGCGCATCCGGCAGGGCGACATCACGGCCCAGACCATCAACAAGGCGGCCAAGGACCAGCAGATCATGATGGCCTACGCCGCTGGCGACCCGTTGCGCGCGCAAGCGATCAAGAACGCTCCCTACAAGCCCGTCTCCTATGGGCAGGTGCAGGAGCGCTACGAGGACGCGAACGGGGCGCTCCGCACTCGCTGGCGTCCGGCCACGGCGCAGGAGCGGCTGGAGATCATGCGTGCCGATGTGCAGCAGCGCTATCGGGCTGCGTACGCGGAGAAGGTCGCGGCGTTCAACGCGAACTCGCAGCGGATGGCCCGCTACGGCGAGGACTTCATGGGCGACCAGAGTCGCGAGCAGATGGCGTTCGCGACGCTGACGGCGCACCAGATCGCGCTCGGATTGTCGGACAAGGACCTTCAGGGCGTCGATGCGCAGAAGAACATCGAGCGCGTGGTGGACTCGGCGCTGCTGGAGTGGGAGCGG